GCTTTAACTTCATTTACTAGTCTTTCATTTTCAGCCTTCAAGTCTCGTATCTCTCTTGATTGTGTCTCCAAAAGTTGAGAAATTTTCTCCTCATAAAACTTTTGAATATCCGCGTTGGAATTCATTTTTGACACGACAAAAGTGATCCATCCCGTAATAATACCTCCAAACAAAGTACCAAGCACAGCAATCAATTGAATAGTGTCGCTAGTAAGTTGGATATCCGGCACACTCAACAACCCCTTATCTATTTGTCTATTAATAAAATTTAACTGATTACGCTCCCGGGAATTACAGGATTGATTCCATCTTTTAAAAGAGAAATAGTAACAGAAGACCAAGAGCCACCATCGAAACTTCCTCCACCTGTAAAATAGACTTGAAATTTAACTTTATCCCCTGCCCGTAAATTTATTGTGTTACAACCGTATTGTTGCATTTCACTCCATAAAGCCGGACCATAAGTCAATGGTTTTGCTACACCGTTAACAGTAAATTGAGAAAAACAATTTTTTGGTGCTGAATATGTTCCCGTCAAACCAACATATCGAAAATTCACATCTATTTTATATAGACCATCAACAGGAACAACATAACAATTTTGTGACGTAGACCAATTTTTTTGCGATTGACTACCAAATTGAATGTCCGTATAAACAGATGATGGAATTGTCGAATCATTTACAGGAAAAAATGTTTGTGAAAAGGATTGTGTTCCCTTTTTCCAATTGACCCCATCGAATTCTAGAATGTCACCGGCAGATGCGCCTGTTAAATCCACATCCGAAATATCATCCAATTTAGCAGTTTTATCCAGCTTGTTCGTTCCTAAATCAACAATTCCTTGCTCAATATTGTTCATCGTTGCAGCAGTTAAAGGAGTACCCGTTTGAGTAACCGCGCCCTCGTTTGGAGTCAATACAATGGAACCACCTTGAGTAGCGGCAGCGGTACCAGTTGCGGTAAAATTCATCGGATTTTGAACTTGTCGGTCTTGCCATGTCGTTCTTACATATGGGTAAGCCATATTTGACCTCCTAAAAGTTTATATTAAAAAGAGATCTCAAAAAGAGACCTCCGTTAAGCACCGCCACGAACTTCACTTGTCCCGGAAAGTGCACCTTCATAATTGAACTCTTGTCTTGTCACTCGAGATATCTTATTTGAAGCAAAAACCACACCGTCAACCGTTTGACCATCATCGACCAATACGATATCGCCACATTGAATGGACGGATTTTGTCTCCATTGACAAGTATAATTCGCGTTATAGTTAGACTCAGCAAAGTAAAAATCTGCTACTTTTTGAGCTATCGTATCGGAATCAATAAACGGATTATCAATCGTAAACGCGACTCCATTACTACCGTTACCCATACGCGGATTGATATAAATCGGTGAATGATTGACGCTTCCAGAACTATACACATTTATCTTTAATTGATAAATGGACAATTGAAGATCAATCATCGGAATTTCAAACATGTTCGCCATTGATATTCTTCTGTTTCCACCGTCATCATTAATTTCAGGATACACATTGTATTGAGTCGTTGCATATCCGAAAAGTCTCGATTGTGTACTAGCGTAGGAACTAAACACACCGTTATTAAGAAGTGTTGAGAATGGTTTCACCATCATCTTCCCATAACGATCTTGATAAACCGCGCAGTTTGTAGCAATGCCCACAAATTGTAACGCTTGACGACAATCCATATCTTGAGTGGTTATCTTAGACGTATTATAGATCGAACTCGAAACAACCGGGTCGATACTATAATTACTACATCCGACAATCTGAAAAACTTTCGTGACAACATCATTCATACTTGTGAAAGTACCAGGCGGGAAATCATAGTTTGAAATTTTAGTCAACCAGTCATGACCAATAAGCGTCACCGTCTTCATAATCGGATCCATCTTCCAGCTATCCATAAAGAAATATCCAGCAGGAATCCACTCAATAGCGGACGCCGGATCGTTGATGTCCAGGTGTAACCCAAGCTCAACGAACATTGTCGGCGTACTCGCTAGAATGGATGTCATATTATTATAGGATAGATAATTGAATGTACCATATTGATTATCAAGCGTGATCGTACATTGATCAGATGGGAGCGTGTCGGATAATGTTGTATATTCTTCAACAATGTTGAAATTAATAATTACATCATCACCGTAAACACCATTTGTGATATATCCCGGAACATTGAGTGTAAGTCTAGCGTCGAATTGACGAGACGTAGCAGTGACCGCATTTTTGAAAGCATTTGATACCGGTATCATACGTCAGACCTCCTACAACTCGACGAGCGTAAATTTGACATCTTTATATCGAGGAGCGCCCCCAAGGAAATCAATAATTCCAAGGTTTCTATCTCCACAATAAAAGTTCGATGTTCTGTTTACGCCCGTTTGTGGATCAGGATATGTCACTGAAAACGAAACCGGAGCAACAGCTTGCAAGATTTTCGCACAATCATCTTGTGTTAAAAAATTATAAGATAATGAGAGTGTACGTTTCGTGTTGATACGTTCAATAATCATATTACCTTGCGCGTTACGTTGAGCCTTTGAAATATCAGCAATCATCACTTGAAAATCAGCAGGTGTAGCAATAGCCACACCGCTCACTTGAATCATTGACACAAGCTACACCTCCTAAATTTGTTTAAGACGAACGTTAGTACCGACACGCTTGTTCTCACCGTCAATATATGGTTTCACTATTCGAGCAAAAGAACGACCGTCAATATTAAGAATAATGTCGCCACCTTGACCTCTGTTACCACCTTGAAAAGCAAGAGCGGCATTGACCGCGTTTGCAACAGAAGATGACATGATATCTTGAAGTCGATCAAGTGGAGCAACAACTTCACGACCACCGGGATTATCACCGATCATTGCAAGCATAGGACCACTTGTGATACCACCTTTTGCAAGTTTCGGAATGTTAGGAATGTGAAGGGCTTTTCCACCTAAGAAGTCAGGTAATTGACTACTTAGTTTATTGACACTGTTGATAACGTTATTGATTTGACCGATGATCCAGTTCAGCGGAGCCTTGAAAATTTCCTTCAGACCGTTAGCGATCGTTTTGAACACAGTGGAAACACCGTTCCAGGCTTGTTTCCAGTCACCAGTAAAGACGCCAGTCAGAAAATCAATAATTCCGCCAAAGATTTTTATCAAGCCCTTTACCGAATCAGCGATCAAACCAGCCGCCCAATCTACCCATGCCCATACATATTTGAACACATCTTTGAAAGTTGGAGCGAGTTTGTCGACTAAATAGGAAATGACCGGTAAAACAAATTTATTTAAAATCTTGAGTCCGTCAGCTATTATTTTTCCAACACAGTCAGCAACAGCTCCGAACATACCTCTGAGATGTTTGTCCCAAAGATCACGGGCGTTTTTAATCCCATCCATCAACACCGGCTTGAAGAACTTATTCCAAAGGGACAGAATAATATTTCCAATTTTCTCGACTATACCCTTTAGATTTTCATAAATGTCCTTACCGTACTTATCCCATACCTCTTTGAGTGACGACCACATATCTTTCCCGATTTTCTTAAAGAAACCAGAGATCTCATCCCATAATTTAATGACACCATTTCTGAAATCTTTGTTTGTTTTCCATAGGTAGACGAAAATACCAACAAGTGCAGCGATAGCGATAACGACCAGACCAATGGGTGAAAGAATCGCGCCCATTATTGCAGATAGACCTGAAAAAGCACCGGTAACACTAGCAACAATCGAACTCCAGTTCTTAACAATAAGGAAAGTCGTAAGAGCGGCGCCAATACCAGCCAAAGCAGAAACAATGAGTGTTTTGTGATTTTGGATAATAGATGTAAGATTTGAAAACTTATCTTTTAAATCAGCAACAAGAGCCGCCATATTCTTACGAATTTTATCCATTTCTTCTTTTTGCTTCTTCCCATCATCAATAAGACCTTCCGTCATACCTTCCATTGGGTCAGCAATACCAGCAGCGTCAGCGGCAGAACCAGCACCACTAGCAGAACTGGAAGTCGGAATCGTATGAACTTGGTCAAAGGAAGCGGTGAAGTCACTCTTTGTTTTCTTTGCTTTATCTTTTCCACTCTTACCCGCAGCATTTGCGAGTTTGCCATGAGCACTAGCCAGATCATTTATCGCACCAGCTTGATCCTTGATCCCTTTTGTCTGATTTTGAACAGCACCAGAATAACCAAACAAGACTTGAAAGAAAGCAGTGACATACATTAACGCCCTGTTTATCTTATCAATAAAAGCGGTAAGTATCGGAAGCACTGTAAAGAGAATCGGTTGAAACGCCATTTGAAGACTCGTTTTAACATTTGAAAGTGAAGAATGAAAACGGTTCATTCTTGTTGCAACGTCTTCAATAACCGTATTACCAAACTTCTCAACAACTTGTCGGTGCATTTCAGTCAATAGGATTGCTTCTTTTTGTTCCGCATTTAATTGCGCCCAAGGTGTACCGTTTGCAATTTGTTTGTAAGCTTGTGAATGAGTGAGCGCCATTTCCATTACGTTCAAGTCAATCATACGAACAGCCTCACCGTTACCGGCAAGAGCAGAAATCATACGTTGAGATACCTCATCCATTGACCGACCAGTTGCAGCGGAAACAATTGCGACGTCTTTCATCATATCTTCCGTCATTTGAGTCAATTGACTTGTGGTACTAGCCAGAGGCATTAACATAGCGGAAATCGTTGCACCTTGTTCAATAATCATTGCCTTTGAAAGACCCATTGACTTACCGACGGTATCACCCCACTCCATGAAAGCAGTGGCACTATTGCCAAGACGTTTATCAAGGGATGACAATCGACCATCGAGTTCACCCGCACCTTGTGCAAACTCATTGATCCCTTCAAACGTACCGATGATGGTTTCACCAATCAATTTAAGACCTTCCATAGCGAGTCCTATTTGACCAAGTGAATGAGTCATTTGGTTTTGAAATTGTACCGTCTGAATTCCAGCTTGACGGAAAGCAGCAGACAGACCAGAGAAATCCGCTCCGGCACGGACGATTATATTACGAGTAGCCATCATTTTCCTCCTTTCGGGAGTAATAAAAAGAAAGGTAACACTTACTTTGAAGTGCTACCACCAAAAACAGCGTTAAGCTCAGCAACTTTTGCAAGCATTTCTTCATCGGTCATGAATCTCTTTTCCTCTTCTTGTCCTGAAAACTTTTTATGATAATGTTCAAAGCTTTCAAGTTTATCGACACGATGGAAATACGCGGTCATATAAGCAGTTAGTAAATCACTTTCCGCTTCTTTTTTATTCTTTTCTTCAAAAGCATGCACAGCAATATTCAACTCATGAGGAGTGATTTCATTGTATTCAGAAAAACCTATTCCTAATTGGATAGCAACCTTTAAGGACTCATCCCAGTCCCACTCTTTTATTTCTTCGCGGGTGCTACCCTCTTTGAGTTTGGGTCTTCTTTAGCAGTACCAAAAGCATTACTTAACGCAAGTGTCATTTTATCAACTACTTTATTAAACTCGGGAACCTCATCAAGCCAATCTTCCATATCTTCAAGTTTAAGATTTTCACCTTGTTTACGAGCGTCAGATAATAATCCGCAATAGATTAACTTTTCAATCGTTTCAAGATCGAAACCACCTTGACCAATTTCTTCAAGTCCAATGTTTGAAATAGCTTGAAAGTTTTTAAGCGCCTTGTGACCGAAACGCAATTCTCTATCACGTCCACCAAGATTTATAATTACAACGTCATTATTTTTAGCCATTTGAACTAACTCCTCCTGAGTTGAATATTGTTTTATTAATAATAAAATTTTTAAAAGAGTGACGGTGATTTTCTACCGCCACCGTCAGCGGATTACATTATTACTCTCCGAAAGTAAGAGTCGGTGCACCGATTACTTTCAAAGTAGCGTCGAATGAAACGATTGAATCAATACCAGCTTTTGTCTTGAATCCGTTAACTAATCCAGTGAAAGTCCAAGCGGTTCCTGTTACTTGTCCACCAACAGCAGGAAACTGAATCGTGAATTGTTGAGGCGCTTGAGTTCCTTCTGAATTGATCGCAGTCCAGAATTGTTGATCGTTTGACGTATCAAGAAAACCGGAAATCGAAACGTCAGAAACCTCTTTGAAACCAGATACAAACGTTTTATAACCATTTGTATTATCAAGAGTAGTCGTGTCAATAGTGTTCACCTTTACATCAAGACCGTCGATAGATGTTAAGTTTGCTACCCAGGTAGGAGTAGCGCCAATACCTAATTTCGTACCTTGTGAAGTGATAACAGTATTTGGAGCAGTAGTCATCAATTTTTCCTCCTCTAAATTCGGACAGTAAATCCGATTGTATTTTGATATAAAAACGTTTCAGGGTCATACAGTTCTTTGATATTTTCATATGAAAAATCATAAACCATCACCCCATCGTCAGGGTCGCCAATTTTTCGACTCTGAAAGGATTTCAATAAATCTAAAACATTACGAGAAACTTGTTTTAATTCAGCATAAGAACTTTGAATAATATACAACGTGCAATCCATTTCCATTGAACTTGTATATCCGTCAAGCGTTTTTTCTTCCATTCCGATACTTGACTCATATACACAATATGGAGCTTTCGTACCTTCAATGACATTCAAAGGAAAGACTTCACCTATACCGGTGACAGATGTCAACTCGATATATAAAGCTTGTTCAAAATCCAGTGACATCATATCACCTCATTACTCTAAGTTTTGCGAGCTCCACGTTAAGAGCTTCTTCAATGGTATCCGGAAAAGTTTGGTCGTTCATATCACGAGCATGTTTTAAGAAATAGTGACCAGGACTCCAACCTTGACCGGTTCTAAACCCATACTCCATTGAAGCAGGATAATAATAAGTATTACCAGGTCCAGGAGTACCGCCATATTTACCAGCGTTATTGACATGTTTTTGCAAGACACTATTAAAAGCAGGATCAAACATGACATCAACAACCGTTTTCAACATTCCACGATTACCTTTTTCAGTTTTAAGCTTTAATGAATTTCTAAGTGTACCGGAATAAACAGGAACGTCAGCTTTCGCGTCACGCATAATCTTGTTTGCACCTTTTCGGACACCTTTTGATAAAGCCGCTTTTGGTGCTTTATCGCTAAGATCGTGAAGGTCTTCAAGTAATTCTTGCATGCCTTCAATTTGAAATGACACCACAGGACCACTCATTGTACCAACTCCTCACACATGAGTTGAATTTCATTGTGTTGCTCCTGATAGTCAATAACACTCGTGATCGTAAATACGCGACTCATATAAATAAGTCTCATATCAGGAGTAACTTGCAAACTCTTACTATGTCTCAATCGAATCCGATGAGTTATTTTGGAGTTCACCGCTTCTTTATCAAAAAACTCTCTCCCGTTAATCGGTTGAACACTACAACGGATATTTGCAACCGTTAACCAATCCTCAGTTGTTTCACCATAGGAGTTCTTTCCCATTTGTCTCTTTTGCAGTTCTGCAGGTTGACGATAACGACCAGACTCTACACGATAGCGACTCATAATAAATTCACCGCATAAATCTCAAGAATAGATTTTATAACAAAATTTATTTTGGACGCTTCTACTGTAAAGTTACGAACGTCATACATTTCATTACATAATACAAAAAGAGCAATGGTTAAGTCTTCATGATTATCACAACAGTCGACCAGCGGGTCATCACTTGTAAGTGGAATTCCGATATAGTTTGAGATAAAAACCTTACCAGCTTGTAAGATAGTTGATAGCATATTGTCGTCGTCATCAAAGAAAATATTCGCATATTGTTTGATATCCGACACTTGTACCTCACTCATCTTCATTACTTCTCACCAGCCTTACGAGAACGCGTCTTGACAATTTCACAAAAACCTTGCTCAATCCAGTTTTCAATGATTTCTTTGTCATGACTAAGCTCATAAACCTCGCCAGCGTAATAGTGACCGAGAATCGAATACAAGTCTTTTGAAAACTTGATTTTCATCGTATCACTCCTTTGTTAATAAATAGGACGGGGAGAACCCCGCCCATTTTATAAATTACTTACCAACGTAAGCAACAAGTGCTTGTTGGTTAACGATAGCCGCGTCAACTTCACAGTAAGCAACAGCACCAACAGCGTATTGATCAGCAAAACGCTCTTGTAATACTTGCATTGATACACCGTTAACGAATTTGATCGCAAGAGCTTCAGTGATGTTACCGTAGAAAATTTCTTTCGCGTTAACACCGATTTGAGGCATTTGATCAGAAACATAAACAGGTTTTCCAAGTAAAGTAAATGGAGCGTCTTCACTTAAAGAGTTACCCATGATAAGCATGTTGTTACCAGCGCCAGCAGTTAACCCTTGAATGTAAGCAAGAGTTTGAGGGTGCATGATCCAAACTGATCCAGCTTGTAACGCTTGAGGAACAGACAATTGAACTTTAATTAATTCTTGAGCAGTGATCACAAGAGTAGTACCACCAGCGAAAGTATTTGTTCCAGTTGGTAAACCGTTCAATTTACCAGCTCCACCAGCACCAGCAACAAGCTCAGACTCAAGGAACAAAGCAATGTTTTTAGCTAACTCGTTAACAACAAAAGGAACAACGTCAATATCAGCGCGGTTGATTAAGCTCTTAGAGATAAGAGTTAAAGCACCAACGATGTTATCGCGTAAAGTAACACCAGAGAAGTTAGTTGCTACAGATGTTAATTGAGCAAGGTCATTTTGGTATCCAGCAGAGAAAGCAGTGTAATCAGACGCAGGAATCACAAGATCGCCTTTTACATCATAAATAGTTGCAAGTGATAACACAGGAGAAATGTTTTTCACCTTATCAACGATTTTTGAAGCAACAGAAACCGGGATCACTGAACCGTTTCCAGATGTGCCTAAGCTTCCGGCAGTACGAGTTTCACCACGTAAGAATGATACGAAATCTCTTTCTTCTTTTGCGATTACTTCCGCACGGATTTCTTCAGCGGATCTTGTTTCAGGAGTTTTAACTTCTTTCTTTTCCAATCCTCTCACCTCTTCTTCCGCCTTGATGGAATCATCAATTTTGCGGATTTCATTTTTAAGTTCTTCAACTTTCTTCAACTCGTCCTCATCAAAAGCACGAGTCTCTTCTTTTGCTTTTGCTAGAATAGCGTCAAGCTCGTCCAACATAGCATTACGTTTTTCAATAAGTTCCTTCATTTTGGTACCTCCAATTTGTACTATCTTTTGATAGTAATATAGTTTTGTAGCTCGGCATATAACGCCTCAAGAGAACGGTCTTTTGACTCATCATCTTCATCGTCGTCACCGTTTTCTTCAACTTCTTTACCTTCTTCAGTGGTTTCGAGTTCATCTTCATCTTTGTCATCAACATCATCAGCGTCATCATCTTTGAAATTATCTTCATAACGCAATTCTTTGATCACTTCTTCATCACCTCTTGCTTCAATGCTTGTAGCAATATAAGCGGGAGTGACAGAAAGAATCGAAACCTCAAGCAGATCAATATCAGAGACATAACGTCTTTGAACATCACCGCCATCTTCCCATTTATCCTCGTTAGCGATAAATCCGAAAGACCAACCACGAAGTGACTTGTTTTTCGCAAGCTCAACAACTTCAGGATCATCCACTTTTGCAATTGCACGAAGACCGATTGAATCTTCATAAAGCTCGAGATTACCCTCAGAAATAGAACCTAGTTTTCTATCATTTTTGTGATTATAAAGTAAGTCAACATTGTCAGCCTTTTCAAGTGCGCGTTTAAAAACACTAGGAACCATCTGCTCAACAAACTTACCTCTGATAGAAGGGAGAACACGTGAGTCGCGTGATACAACATTTACATAACCATCAAGGATAACACTATTGTCCCGGATTTCCACTTTCATCTTCACTTGTCTTCACCTCCTTATCAGAGGGAGCGGAAGGTTGAGGAGTCTCAGCTTCATCACCTTGAAGATCAGTCTTTTCACCAAGACCAGTCAATCGGTTCGTATTTGGTGTATATATTTGTTTCTTATCCGGCAAGTATAAAACATCCTGTAAACCAAGCTTGATAAAATCAAGTTCAAGAGGCTTGTACCCTTCTTTTGACCGAATCTCATCAATTTGAAGGATCCCGTTCTTAACCGCAAAATCATAAGCTTGAAATCGTTTTAAGATATCAGCTCTCTGAATCTCATTTGTATCAAAACGGAATTCATACGTTCCTTTTTCTTTTGTTAATAATAAATCACGGTTAAGTGAAGTCTCATAAGCTTTTAAAACAGGTAAAATAGCAAGTTTAACAAAAGAATCAAACAACAATTCATTTCCACCAGTAGCTTTACCGTTTAATAGCTCAATCGGTACATTGAACATCTTATAAATAGCCTCATCATTTGCAATCTTATTTTGATTGACCTGCATTTCAACAGCGGAATTGTTTGCTTCTTGAAATTCAAGACCATTGTTCAAGATAATGACGTTTTCGGAATTGTTCGAATAAAGGTTCGAAAAGGCAGTTTTCAAAGCGTTCATTGCCACTTCTGAAAGTTTATTTGCAGCTTTTAAGAATCCCTTTTTGTTCCCACCGGTACGATACATCATATCTTCAAAGCATAATTGATTATAAGCAACCGATAAAAGCTTATTGTTCTCTTGAATCACACCCGTACCTTGAATACCGTCCTTTGTTTTACGCGTCACTTTCACAAATTCCCATTCATGATAGTTTTGACCGTATATAACAAATTCAAGCTTTTTGAATATCGGGTTCGGGTCAAGGAGGTTGACACCAACTTGTCTGTTATCCACATAGTTAAGCGACTGAACACTGTTTCTTTGTTTATTGATATAGGTATAACCAGCCCCGTACATGAGCATATCTTCAATCATTGCTTTTTTCATCATGTAAGGGTTCAATGTGTCACCAGTATCTACATTTAACAGTGAAACACGCGGGTCATTTTTTACTTCCAGGTTATCGCCATTCTCATCAACCTTATACAATTTAATCGGTAAACTTGCCACCGTATCAGAAATAAGGTTCACACAGGAAGCAACAGAAGGAATACCCATCGCTTGCTCTTTTGTAATAACGGAAGGGTCAAGGTTTGAACCAAGTAAATCAGAAAGCGCGTCACGTTGTTCTTCGACCGGCTTCTTTTTACGACTAAATAATCCCACTTACATTCTCACCTCCTTGTTAAATTACATGAACAACCCAATCACTCTCAGGATTGAACATCACATCTTGTTGTAGAAGGAAAATCGCATTGATAAGAGATACAACCATATCGACCTTACCATTCGATTTCTTTTTATTTACATATAAATTTTTATTATTATCTTCAACCGCTCTCGCATTTTGAAAGTTGATCTCAAGGAGTGTATTTGATAAATAATAAAAACCATTACTCAAAATCTTCTCTTTTAATAGCTTTGTCGCAGGATGTAAAACACTAGAGTGTTGTTTTACTTCAACTGTTTTATACCCTTCCCGCTCGAGTCTTTGCGCAGTGGATAAACAATTGTAACGGTCATAAGCGATACCCTGAATCGTAACACCGTATTTCTTTTCGATTTCAAGAATGATATCCTCAACAAAACCATAGTCAATCGTCATGTCACCGCATGAATAACATTTTCCTTCAGTAATGAAATGATGGTAATTTATCTTTTCATTTCGATTTTTCTCAGGAATACGATCTTCAGGAACGAAAGCAAAAGAATCCGCGTAAATGTTTCCGTCTTCTTCTGTTACCATTGTGAAGGATGTATTGTCATTTGTAAGGGATAAGTCAAGACCGATCCATACATCACGACCGCTCCAATCAAACTCATCAAGTTTACCTTTTCGAACATCTTCAATATTCACAAACGCCTCACCGGATGATGAAGGAAGGAAATGGTTCATGTGTTTACAAAGATACTCTTCACGTTCAAGTGGTTTTTCAATTGCAGCTTTCCGGGAATCACGAATTTCATTGTAATTTGCCTCAATCCTAAGCGGGTTCGCTTGAAGTAACCCAGTATCATCCCAAAGGTGCTCTTTTTCCGCATAATAAATAAGTGCAAACATCCGGTCATCCTGAATAAAACCAGCGTATACTTTTTTAATGTAATCCAGTTCTTCAAGCATGATCGACTTATCCTCCGCGTAAGCAGTGGTGAGCTTGAATCGTAACGGGTTTTTAACATTCAATTGTCCTGATTTCATAGCGGAAATATTATCATAGTCCTTAAATGCCCCGACCTCATCCGCAACAAAAGCAGAAGGACGAATCGCATTGTTCCTATTCGCCTCAGCGGTACGCGCTTGATAAAAGGAGTTTGTCAATTTACACGTTATTTTTCCACCCAGTACAGTAGAAATCTTAAAGTATTTTGATATTGCAGGACTCGCCTCGATTATTTGAGTCATTGCCTTCTTTACTTCTTGCGCAAGTTCCCGGTCAATGCAGATCGAGTAAAATTCAGAATAATCATCCTCTGTTAATAAAAGGATGAGCATGATAACAGCAGTCACAAACGTTTTCGCATTTTTTCGCGGTATAAACAAGGTAACATCCCTATGTTTGAACCGGGTTTCTTCCTCTTTGAACCGCCACCCGAAAATATTCGCAAAGAAAAAAGCCTGAAACGCAGCCAGACCCTCAAGGATCGTTTTCCCTTGTGTACCGAGACCAGTAGCAAAGTTGATAAGACCTAAAAGATCTTCAATTGTTTGCAGTAAATCGTCACGGAATTCATAAGGAAAATCATCGTTTTTTTGTTTTTTTAGATCATCAATAAACCATTTACAAGCGATTTTTACCTCTTTCGGAGCGATTTCATCTCCATTTATTACATCAGTAGCGTACTGATACGCTAGGTCAAAGAGTTTCGTCATTTAACCCTCTTGAGTGCAGCAAGTAACGGATCCTCATCATCTTGCTTCTTTTGCAAGTTGATATTCCCAAGTTTCGCTCTCGATTGAGGAGAAAAACCGAGCTCAGTTGATAATCGCTTGAAATCATCCATGTGTTGACGCCTTGCGGACATCACATCTTTATTGAGCATTTGGTTCGGGTCACGGTTGATATGTGAATCAATCCATTGTAATCGCTCAATAGAAACACAAAACGCGTCCAACAAGAACACGTCCACATTTGAAAGAATCCCACTCGCAGACATCTCGTCCACAATCCGGGTAAAAATCTCTTTTTGTTCATCATTCAGATAATCCGAAGGGATGATCTTGTCAGAATTGCCTTTGAGTTTTGTTTCGTGTTCTTTTCTAATTGCATACTCTTCTTTTGTCAGATGTTTACTGTTAACATCGACGGGTTTTGACGGTCTCGGCAAGATGTAACACCTCCAGATTATTAGAATGAAATTTTAATAATATATTTACTTACTATGAGATCGGTGGGTAATCCATTGTCCATGCTGTACCCGTTAATGATAGATTTTCAAGCGTTCCAACAGATGAATCAATCAAAGAGGTACCGAATTTAAAGGTCGTATTTGGATAATATTCTTTTAGGTTCGGATAGCTTGTAGGATTGACTAACACCTTGTTCCAATTTGCGATAATATCAGCGTCCGTTCTTGCTTCCGTCCAGAACCTAATCTCGTTCATTGGTCCGTTGAAAACATTCGATCCGCTCGTGTTCGCTGCTCCGTAGACAATATTCGTCAAGGTCAAACTAAGCGCTAAATTTTTCGTTAATTCAAATTGCTTAACTCCGTTAACGAAACCCTTTAAAATTGAAGAATCATAAACATACGCAATATGTGACCAAACGCCCTCTGTTATCGGCATAAAGCTCCCAGTCCTTAAATCGACCTGAGCGGTGATTTCTACTCCGGGTGATCCGGTATAGTTATAAAGGATCGCCAATTGTGAGGCGGAGTAGTTTTTATTCATTAAATATTTTTGCGATTGTCCAGGTACAGGCTTGAACCACATTTCAACAGTGAATTTCGCGTTTGTACCAACATTCAATTTCGCCGCGCTCGCGTTATAAGCGTAACAGGATCCCGCACCTACAAAATAAGGTGAAGCGTTGAGCACCGTTGGACCGGAACCACCTGCTGCTTGAATTTCGGCTTGAACCGTATTTTGAATGAGTCCTTTAATAGAAGGTCTAATTGTCATTTATCGTATAACCTCCTATACAATAAATACAAGTACGATATTATCAGAACCACTTTGAGTAGTCGTAATCGTAAGTGTATTTATCCCATCGACAAAAGGTGACCAATAATCTCCCTCATTAACAGGTATAGAGTCATTATCATTTATTTTCATATCGAACTCGAAAGGTGTCTTTTTTACCATAACCCCGTAAGCACTATCAGGGACAGTGACAGAAAAGTTAGTAAGTGTCGCACTTGTTGAAACATTAACTCTTTTCAATTTACCTATTGCCTCATTGATATGTCGACCATTCGGGTCAATCTTTGCAATGTATGCCATTAATTCATATCTCCGTTCATGTTGTATTTTCACGTGAGTCATTATCACAAGGGTAAACTCCTGATCAACTCAGAAGCTTAACCTTATCGACGACTCTTCCATGTGTCTCAGCTTTTCCGTCAAGAGTGATCAATCACTTAGAAAAGTCTTCTTATATCTATATCAAAGTTCGACGCGATTTTGCACAAAGAAGTTGCAAAAAAGTTTAAAATTGTTAAACAAAGCGGGTGCTACTACTTTGCGCTACCGTTTTGCTACCGGTCAAAAACAGGGTTGAACCTTAGAGCCCCAACGGTTTGAGCAAAAGTGCTACCTGCTACCGAAATATTTTAGTTTTATAAATTTTGTTTTTATTTGTTTTTTGATTTTCTTTCTTCTCTCTTAAACAAAACATTTTTTGAGAGTAATAATATTTAGGTAACATAGGTAACAAGGTAACATTATATACTTATTTATTTTTAAAATTTATAAAAAATATAGATATATCAATACTTTAGAGCTCTTCCCTTCTGATTTTCTCCTGCTACCTCCTGCTACCAAATGACCAAAAACGCTACCAGTTTTGTCGACGACATAGTTTGACGCAGGAAAGGAAATAATAACAAAGAGGTGATTGAATCGTGTTGACGATATTTTGTTTACTTGTTTTATTAGCTGCTATCTATGTGACGAAGGATTAAACCTGACCCGGATCAGACCCGTCGACCGAATAAAGGGAAAAAAGTGTGAAAACTTGGGGACGCGTGGTGTACAGAACTTTCAATAAATTTAAATTTTAAAAGCCGGGGGGATCCAAGCCAGCTTTACTCTTGAAAGAACTTCAAACTCTTACTCTCGCAAGGGATTGACCGAGCATATCCTCTATGGGTCACCCCTCCCATGCCAAAAATTCAAGAGGCAAGACCCCATGTACCCCTCACCCTACCCCCGGTACGTTAAAATCTAGGATGAAATCGAAAACAATTAATTATCTTTATTGACATCGAACATAATCATGCACCTATGCCACCCCTACCCCCGGATATACCCGATGAATAGCAGAAGCAAAGACAAGTGATCACCCCATCCCCCGTACTTAAAACCTACCCCGGATACTTCAAACGCATTTGAACAAAGGCAATAACATCATTACCACTATACCCTACCCTATGCCTACCCCTACATCCTACCGTCCCGCCTTGCCCCCGCCCAGCGCGCCACACGATGTCATGACTCCATGCAAAAGAGAGGATATCATATCCTCTTTTTGTTTAATTGATAATGTCCTCAAGCATTGCTCCATATATGTACGCCTTGAACTCAGGTGAGTCAGTTATGCGATCCCACAGTTCCATCATTAAGTTATCGTTGATATCACATGTCATTGTATCTTTTGACCAGTGACTCTCACCACATCCAGGACAATCCCATTCATATGGATGACCCATATAGAACAGTCCGACCGGAACCCATTCATTATCTTTGAACACCACATTCATGTTAAGCTTCTGTTCAAACTCTTGTAGATCAAATGCAATCGTCATAAACTCATCAGTCTTCATCGTTGCTTCAAAGTTACCGTTATATTGTTTCATTATTCAATACCTTCTCTCATAAGTGTAGTCGTCATCTCTTCATCAATCTCAATCATCTTTTCAATATCATCAGGCATAACAACAATGTCACCGAATAGAATCGGGTCATCGGGTGCTTCATTAATTTGTCTTTCGATTATTTTTACAAACTCATCAAACGAATCAACCTCAAGACCTCTAGCAATAAAACCAGTTCCACCACGTAAAAGAATAGCAACATCCATTTTCTTCACTCCTATTTTGTTTCGCGGACTATGCCAGCGCAACAATTTATTTTTATTGTCTTTTTATATCTGAATACATTATAATATAAAAAAATAAAATTTGTTAAAAAAAGTAAAAAATAATGAAAAATATTTTAAACGAAAGATATTAAAAAATCATAAAATAATAAGTTTTAGGGTACCCATCTGATAAAAAGAATCGCAAACACAGCGAGGAGTAAGGCATTCCACATTTTAAAAAATCCAAAACGCATGACAAAGAGTGAGACCGAGTGTCGAGGGCTTTGTCAGAGTGGGGAAAGGTGTGGAAAGGGAGGCGAAACGCCCATTCCACGGTTTTGATAATCGGGATATATTTACACAAATTTTATTTATTTCTGGTATAATATATACAAGAAATTGGAGGTGATTGCTATGCTAGTTTTGGACAATGCAAAACTTAACATTTGTGATTATAACAATGTAAAACTCCAAGACATTTATATCGTAACAAAGAGGAATCATATCATGTATCAGTTCGATAAGCATATTAAAGAGGGTAACTTCAAAGAACTGAACGGTAAGTATGGTGTGATTATCCGGTTCAAACAAGTGGAAGATCCATCGTTTTATGATTACTTCATTCTTATGGGAGCGGAATCAGATGAAGGAAGAGGATTATTCGTTTCGAATAATGTGTTTTATGGTCGACCGACGAGTAAATGTTATGAACAGTACCGACGCGAAATAGGAGATCCGGTATCTATCACAAAAGAACAATTGTTTCTTGACAGTGTACAACATATTATTCAAAAGGCGTTACCCGGAATGAATGTTGAAAGGATAATCAATATTGATGACACAATGCGACTCAAGCTATCCGATTATAAAGTAAGGAAGGTTTATGAAACCTATTGCGGCAAGATCAAAAATAAACCGTTCCTGAAACCGGATATGAAAGCAGTGGAAGAGAAGTCAGGTCGACTATCCTTCATTGAAGTGGAAAGAACAAAACACCGTGACGCGGATTTCTTGAATAAGCTCATGAAAATAAGGATGTTGGGTCGTCGAACATACTTTCTATTCAATGGTGAAGAGAATCAAACACATCACCTTGAACTCATTGCACTATTCGAGCGGGAAATCAGTGAAATCTTAGGAAAACGATTTAAATTTACATATATTTATTACGCAACGGTGGAACATCTTGAATTCTTTGGAAAATGGGATAAGTACGTTTGATGACGTGCTTTTTTCTTATTTGAAAATCGATTTTAAGGGGTCTAAAATTTTAATTCCGACTCATAGTAAGGGTCGAGTCCTAAAAGTGGAAAAAACACACCGTTTTGTTGATATTTTAATATTATATGGAAATTCGACAATAAAAAACCGGCTTTCATTCCGGTTTGTTTTGATCATTGCCCTTTTTCGTTAAATACACATCAAGCAGAATCCCACTTAACACCGCTAACGTGAATGAAATCAAATCAATGTACTCATTCATTTATTCCCACCACCTTTCTTCTTATCATCAAAATAATTACGTAAGTTCAAACCATTCGACCGATGAATGAACTCACCCTCGAGGTTTTGGTTCATATTACCGCCAACCATGATCAATAGCAGCAGGTAATCGTTAAGACTGATCTTCAATCCGTTATCTGCAAGCTTTCTCAAGTCATCCTCGATTACCGCTCTGAATGTTACAGGCATACGGAAGTTGACACTTATGAATCCTTGCTCTTTAAACTTGCCTTTCTTACCGGTGAAATCACCTTTATGTAGCTTAACCTTGTCATTCATTTCAATTAACAATTCCCAGTTTTGATATTTACTCATTTGAATCAACTCGCCTCATGACATTCATCATCTTTTCGATATCATACTTATCAATGTAAGCAAGTCTCACGTCTATTTCAGCCCTACCATCTAACCCAGAACCTTCTTTCCAATAATTATAATGTACGAACAAAACACTGAACAATCCGCTTTCATACTTGACCGCTTTTACGATCACAGTACAAGTCAACTCGTTTTCATGCGCAAACTCAGTAATCACTTCATACTCATTACTCATATACTTAATTGTTTTCATCTCAACATCACCTCTTTCATAATTTTATATGTTCATAACCGTATAACTTTATACTAGTATGAGTACATAAGAGCATAATTTTATAACTTTATGGTGCTATACAGTTACGATTACAATCTCAGTATAATCGAAAAAATCGTTTTGTGTAAAAAAAAGTTAAAATTTATTTTTGTTGACAATTCAGACTATTCATATATATTGATCGCAACAGAATAGGAAGGTGATCAAAATGACTGAAAAAGAAATAAAAGCATACCTTGAACAAGTGGAAATGACAAAAGCGGAACGTCACTTGATATCGGTCGAGCTAAATGACGACATCATGATTGACGTCTATGTTGACAGAGAATTATCAAGCCGCATATCATACGGTGACTTAAAAGAAATGATAATCAGAGAATTAGAAGGAGGGAAACGAAATGACTGAACAATTAGTGAAGATGATCGAGGAACAATTGAAGCTTCTTGAAGAACTGAAAGACTTCATCGACAAAATATAAACAGGGACATCATATCCCTGTTTTTATATTTTGAATCGTTTCTTGAGTCTTTGCAATTTTATGAAGCTCGGCGCGAGGAATCTGATCATGATCCGCCATGTAGTGATGAGTCTTACATAACGATATCAAGTTTGTGTTGGTGAGTCCTTTTGAAGTATCTTCAGCAAGTGGAATAATGTGATGTACTTCGATGTTGTCAAAATTATATTGAATGATCGTATCATAAAGCTTCCTCATACAAATTTGACACAACCCTTTATCACGATATCGAATCTCAAGCGACTTTTTGCGCCACAACCTTGAATTCCGAAACGTATCAGCGTCCGACTTATTGAATTTCTTCCGCTTAGGTTTAGCAGGACAATCATGACTCCGGTCGACAATCTTACCGCAATGTGAACAAGTTTTAAGCATAGAAAAATCACCTCCTGTTACTTTATCAACAAGAAGTGATATTTTGCACAACCTAGTTTTGAACAGCAGCACCATCAAGACTATTCACTTTAAGCGTTACCGGCGTACCGAATTGACCACTTGAAAGAAATGCTTTTACAGTAAATGTTTGACCAGGTTTCACTCCGTTAATTTGCTCACTAACAGAGTCAGAATCATAAGCGGGTTTCCCATCTTTTGTGTATTCAGTGTAAACAAGTTGAACCCAATCAAAAGTATATTCTGAATCGTTTGTCATCGTGTAGCTATAACCGTCCACTTTTGCATTTTTTAACATGTTATCAAGAGTGCTCTGAACACTTTCACGTTCTTCTTTTGCAGCTTTTGCCTGCTTTTGAATTTGAGTTTTAAACTCCTCAACCTTTTCGACCGCCACTTTGTTTTTAATATCATTATCACTGTTACGCTTTTGAAGACTGAACCCCGCAAGGAACGCAACCGCTAAACCTGAAACCACTAATGTAACTATCAACTTCTTATTCATATCGATCATCTCCTCTATTTTTAAAATAAAATGTGTATGTATCTATTGATTACATCTTCATAGTAATCGAATATAGCACCATGTCAAGAAATATTTTTCATAAATAAAAAAAGAGCCATCCTAAGGACGACTCTCATTAAAACAAATAGCTCCCGGTACGCCAAGAAGTTGGTTAATCATTTTCAATCTCCTCTAGTAAACTATCGACTTCTGAAAATCCGATTGAATCCTCATCTTCTTCTATTTCCTCAATAACGACACATAAACGTTTCTTAATAATCTCCGCATATTCTTCCGATAACTCACAGCCGATAAAATCAAAGCCGGATTTCTTCGCTGCTACAAGTGTCGAACCACTTCCGGCAAAAGGTTCGATAATGATTCCGTTCGGTGGTGTGATCAGTTTGACCAACCATTCCATCAATGGAATTGGTTTCACTGTCGGATGGTTATTCGCACCATCTATTGGTACACCTTCACAATTCGAATTCCGATCCTTCTTCGATGCCTTCTTTGATAATTCCGGCGGCGTGATGTTGAAGAACTTCGAATAGAATTGATCGTCATCCAGTGTGATACAGTTTGCGGGGAATCTGCCTTGATGTTCTCTGTAAATGGTTTCACTTCCTCTTTCCCATTCTCCCCCTGCAAATGTACCTTTTGGAGCATTATGTGCTGAAATCGTTTCTTCTCCTATACGGGTTTCGTCAATGTTCAACCCGCCCGTCCCATAATGCAGAACATTTTCAGCGATGTTTGCGCCTTTTGCGATCGGTTTTCTCACTAATATTGCCGGTTCGTGTGATGGTTTTAATTGTGTTCCGAATCCTTGATATTTGATCGCTTCTGGTGTGGCTGGTGCTGTGATGTTATAAGTATTCACTTCTTCAATCGAGCCACCGACATTTTGTGAATGGTACGTGCTTTTTGCTTTTGTTTCTTCCCCTATTACTTCACGCTCTGCCCCCGCCATCTTGTCAATCTGTTTCGATATATCCATAGATTTCGGAAACCCTGAAAAATAAAGCCATTCAATCACATCACGAACTTCAAATCCGGCGATTCGTAAAGCAATCGTCATTAAATCTTGTGTTCTTGTACCTGAAAAGACAATCGCGTGCCCGCCTGGTTTTAATACACGAAACACTTCTTTCCATATTTCAGGAGATGGTACAAAGCTATCCCATTCTTTACCCATAAAACCTTTGAAATTATGAGAATAGCTTTCACCGGCTAACCATTTCGTGAGTACCTCTGTTACATTTGGCTCTTTTGATAATCCGTAGGGCGGATCCGTGATACATGCATCGATACTATTATCGGGTAGTCTCTTTAAAGTATCGAGACAATTACCGATAAATAAATTGTTTTTCGCTTCTTCAATTGTTAATACTTCTACTTGTTTTTCAGTCATCGTCCATCCTCCATCATTACGTTTTGCCCATATTTTTATTTCGTTAAAGTACCTTACTTTGACGCGATCAGTAACTCTATCATTAAAGTCAAAAGCGTCGTTCCAAGTATCATAAATAGCCCCGTCAATGTCCTTAATAATTTCATGTGATAACTCCGTTTCTAATTTTGTTTGTAATAGGTAAATGAGTCGTTCTCTTATCATAAGCGCTCTAACCACCTCGTCAGGATAGCGCAGCATTGAATCATTTCTTCTATTACATGGTCATCCTTGTGATTGTCATTAATTGCTTGTGTTAATTCAAGAAATTCTTCTAACACAAGTGAAAGCCTATCGTGTTTAAAAGCAGGGAAATCAGGATGAATCACATCTTGTCTTTCCCGCTCCTTTGTAATTGCTTCAAAAATATCTTCACGTTTCATCGAAATAACCCCTCAAGTCTCTTTTTCTTCCACTCTTTAATACAATATTTTTCGAGTTCAATCCCCTCATCGAACGAAATTTCTTTAACTTTTCCATCCATGCAAATCAACTCAAGACATTGCAGCTCCACATAATAGAAAAATAGAGTATTGTCTTCAAGTTCACCGAAAACAACACTCCAATCACTCGATAAGAAAACCCTTGTACAACCTTCAAGTATCTTCATCAATCAATATACAAAAGCAGCATACGAGCATTGTAATCGGTCAAGATCATTTGTAATAACACCGCCGCCTCAATCGGTTCGATATCCATTGTGTAACCATCCTTATCAAACAGTCGAACAAAAAGATATTTATCATAAGAAGGTAGAATCATATCTTCCGGTTCAAATGGTTCATACGATTTTACCAGATGAGCGGTAAACACTTCCTTGTCCCAAAACTTCACTTCAACCGTAACACCTTCGATAGAATCTTCCGTTTCTTCGTTTACTACAATAACCGGGTCGAGTGGATTGACTTCAAGGATCACCATATCATTTGTCCTCCTTACCCATCTCTTTAATGAGTGTCATGATTGTATCGGGTCGACCGGTGATAATCATGTCGTTGATTTCAATGGTCACTTCGTAATCCATTCGTTTGATAATAGCGTCATTACTGTTATTGATTTTTAATTTGAACAAGTCTCTAATTTTCATTTATATGACTCCCTTTCTATTTTTCCGGTGTGTCTTCGGATCATTTTAAACAATTCACATAATTCAATTACTTCCTTATCCGCTTTTTCATAATGGAATCGACCTTCTTCAACAGTGAAAGTTCGTTTGATTTCATCTTTGCTTTCCATTATTTCAATTGCTCTTTTCATCTCCTCGACTAGCAATTGCTTCACGATTTTTTACCTCCTCGATTGTTTTGAAATACGTTAACATATGATGAACTTTCTCTTTTAAATCTTCAATGCTTCCAGCGTTATCAAGTTTATAATGACACTTGATCTCATGAAGGTGAGCTTCCGAACTGTTAACCGCAGTGAATTCGGAATCATATTCAGAACGTTGAACTCTAAACCCCAGCGGCGACCAGACCTCTACAAGATAAAAGTCATTATCTTTCACCCATTCTGCCTCATTGAGTTGTCTTACATCTGTAATCACAACATTTTTGAAACCTCTTTCATTTGGGAGTTTGACTTTGTTGATCCACACATCCGGGTCGATCTCTCTCATGGATTGACCAAACGTTTCATAATGGTCACGTGGTTTCGGATCCTTTGGAATAGAAGGAAACAGTTTGTGAAACTCTTTTTTCATTTCATCACCAAGTGAAACAATTTTACAAGATTTCAATTCTGATTTTATCAATTCTGCAACGGTATCTTTACCAGAGCGAGCATATCCAACAAGTGCTATTTTCATAATTAATCCTCCATTTATCTCTTACTTCTTTATCAAACAAACATTAGCAAATTGCACAAAAATAAACAAAAAGACCAGTAGAAATCTACTAGTCTTGTGAAAATACCTTTGCGCTCTTCCCATTAATCCGACGAACTTTCACTTGTAAGTTGAACTCATTTTCGATTGTGATCTTCAACGCACGTGATGATTGCGGTTTTCCGGTTTCATTCTCTTGCGCCCACAGTTCATAATCACTATACACTTCAGGAGGACGTTTCCCGATGAAGTAATCAACATCTTTATCTTCAAGCCAGGTGAGACACGAGTTGTTTTCTGTATGGTACTCAGAGGTATAATCATCGACTTTCCTTGAATGAGTGAAAGATTTTGTCTTATACAACCTGAAATAAGCTTCCATGATAAGCTTTAACCAATATTCAAGCGCTTCCGGTGAAGTTAGTTTTGAAATGATTTCCGGGTCTGCTTCTTTCGGTTTATTAAACATCGGGCACCAAACAACCCGTCTCTTGTATGAATCGCCCTTTTCATGGGTCTTTAACATATGATTGCTAGTAAATATCAAACTAGCAGTGAGGCGAGTATTCCTTGCCATTTTATGAAGAGCCCGAACCATAACCGGATCACAAGTGGAAATATTTTTTAACATCTTCATTTCTTCATTTGTAATCGGCGCGTCTTCAATATCGTCACCAAGGTTCGCAAGTTTCCCTTCGATATCATAAGCATAACGTTCATCGGGTAATCTTTTGATAGAGTTGAAAGAACAATTTTCTTTTCCTAGAATCTTCCCAATGATTTCAAGGAGTGTTCCTTTTCCTTCTCCACCTTTACCGATGATAATGGAAAACCGTGCGAGTTTTCTTTTAAACTCAACATTTGTGATCAAAGGGTGCGCCATCATTTCGAATAACATATTTTTATAATCTTCATCACCATCAGTCAGCATGTTAAGATACTCGTCCACTACTTCGACCGGTTCCGCTTCATCATTATATTCTATATCAATATAATAAGGAGTGAACTCTTTGGAATCAACTTCAATGAATCGACCATCACGGAGGATACCATTCTGAAATTTAATATCAAACCCACGAACAGGAGTCTCCACCACATTCGGAAAGAACTCAATTTGTTTCAGGACTTCCTCGATGTAGTACGACTTTTGACCTTTTAAGTATTGAGCAATCTCCCGCTTCAGATTACCAGTTTTGTATCTTTTTCCATCAAAATAGTAAAGTCGGTCAGCAAATTCGACGATGTTCATCTTCTGTATAAGCTGCATAGCAACATCATACTCACCATCTTTTTCCGCCCTGATTTCTTCATCACGAGCAATCCGTTGAAAGTCTTCCTCATTAAACGGTTCATCAAAAACGTAATTATTGATATATCGTAAAATAGACTTGTAATTTTCGATGTTCATAATTTTAAATTTATGAGCATACAATTTATTATCTCGACCATCTCCATCACCTAGACCGAGCAAGTCTTCAAAATGTTTATTCTGAAAAAGGAAGTCAGGAAGTTCCGCCCTGATACCTTCATGTTCTATATCACGCAATAACCCGTTACGTTTGATCGTAATCCCGTTAGGCGTATTTTTGATCGTTTTATATTCCACTTTAAATCCAAGTGGACATATCATTTCTGATTTACCTTTGAAATATTTCGGCTTTTTAAAATAAAGGTGAGCACCGCGACCGGTCCACACAACTTGAGTCTTAATGTCAAATTGATGAATCAGAGCGTTAATAGCAGAAGGTGGCAATGTATCAATATCAACAATCAAATCATCATTCGTTAAAAGATAACCGGCGTCTTCAAAAGCTTCATGACTATCCGATGTATCCGCATTTTTCTGAGCAAACTTTTCACCTTGTTTAAATTCAATATACATTCAATTTTCCTCCTGAAACATTTCGTCTATTATCTTTATCAATTTTTTGTTTTAATTTGCACAAGTCCATCGTTCAAGCTTTTTGTTGATTACCGTCATATAGTGATTGAGGTCAATTTGTTTTTCAAAACGTTCGATTTCAGAACAGTCTTTATTCCAGACTAACATCCTTTCAGGAAGATCCGGGAACCGAACCAATCCACCATCGGGACGTTTCTTGTATAAACAAAGTTCACCTTTCTTTGCAGGAAAGACCCGGTTGACTTTGTTATATTCATTACCGTTCGCGTCAAAAACACCCTCATACGTGTGACCCGCTTTAATGATGTACTGATATAAATGAGGCTTATCAAGATGTTCAATCAGCGTATCAATGACACTCTTTCCATGAAGCAGGTGATCAACAATCGCAATATCCATAATACGAGCACTATTATTCTTGAAAACCGCGTCATATTGATATCTCGCGACATCTCCACCTTTACATTTCAGTTTCCCGTTTGGAAAAACACCGATGTAATTATTTACATCCTTCTGTATAAACGTTTGAAAGGCGTCCTCTTCAAGTGTCAGATTGAAATCCTTTTCCCATTCATGCCAGATATCAAGATAATCAGCACCGGGAGCAGGGATGAAACCAACACCATCCGTATTGATATTAATAATGGTGTGACCATTTTCAGCGAGTCTCTTACACAATGTATAGAGCGCAATTTGACCATAGATACAAACGGACAAGGCAGATTTCGGATTGTAAAGCGTTGAATATTGATTTTTAAGCAATCCATAAACGGAATTCAAAATAAGTTTAAGCGCGTCCGATAACACTTTATCACCGGAATGTTTTGCTTTAATCCGCTCTTCCAGGATGTACTTGTACTTTTCAGTAGCAGAACCGAGCGCGTTGATATTCAAGATGATATGTGGATACATGGAAGCAACATCGAGAAGCTTTAAGTTTTCAGCGCGAGTGATCTTTTTATGAACTCCGTGAAGTCCACCAAACCCGAACTCTATTGAACAACCAAACTCTTCAATCACAACTTTTCCTTTATCTACTCCACTGTTCCAGAGATCGACCACTTCTTTCGGTACCAATTCAAGCATGGAAAGATCGTCCCGGTCGGAACCGTTTAAGCGGATATTGGACCATTTCGGCAATACCATATTACCAAGAAGAGCATTAGCGGAAAGTGTTGTTGTATTCCAGCGCAACCCTTTTTCTCCTACCATTGATATTAAGTTTTGTTTTGGTGCAAAATAGGAATCATACCTCATTTTGTAAATTTCAATCGTGTTGTCCACATCATAAGAACAGTAGTCAACCGCTTCTTGAAATTCGGTATCATTCATCAGTCGAGGTAAATCAAAAGGAACAGAGGACTCAAGGATCATTCGACCCATGTTACCCTCAATCTTTTTAAGAGAAGGCATTGAAACATCAATTTGTTGGAACGTATCGAGTGTCTTCAGGTGATGTTTTGGTTTTTGCTTTTGACCAGAAATGATCCGGTCGTTGAGGTCTTTAATTTGTTTTTGACTCCATCCGTTCAGCATAGCGTCAAGGATGTGATCATCGTACCAATAATTATTGAATCCGATCAGGGTCTTACCGTTGATGAAGTCGTACAGACCGGAAAACCTATTTCTGTTTTCAAACAGCCACATGTTTTTGTTGATGTCTTTTAAAACCACAAATGAGTTATGTGTATACACTTCTATGTCGTAGAACAAAATTTCAGTATCAGATAAATTCATTAGTCATATCATTCCTTTATTCAGCATATAATTTCAATAGTTCATTTCAAGTCCAAAGGTTTCAGCTTTATCCGGCATTTTCTCAAGTATGTACTGAACTTGTCTTCGGGTGAGTCCAAGGCAACTACCTACTTCTGTTTCAGTGAACCATATTTTGATCGAGTGTTGACAGGTATCGACTCCGCAAGCGCAAATTGATTTTCTATCAATCAACTCTTTTACTCTAGCAAGTTGAACACCATCAAGCGAGTCAGTAAACCCAGCAGTAAGCTCGACAACTTGTCTTTCTTTCAATGCCAGTGAATCCAGGAATCGGTATAAATCTATGTTGGTTTCGACGTCATTCAAGTTGAATTGATTTTTCGCAAGGAAGGAATCGGCAAGGGTGAGGTCACTGTTACCATCTCCATCACCGGACTCCGATACAAGACGATTATATGACTTATTCCGATAATGATATTTTACTACTTCTTTATCGAAATAGTTAATAGATCGTTTATTAATAATATGTCGAATACCGGCAACATTCCGCATATTCGGATTTTTCAGCAAAGACTCATAAACTTCCAAACGCAACCATGACTCGAGCTCTGTTTCGTCGACCGAGCCTTTGGGGTTTTTATTCGCGATACTCCGGGACCCGCTTTTAACGTTTTCATTAATCAGTTCACAAACTTCATCGGATAATTGTTCAAATTCACTATTCATTCTAATCGGTTTCTCCTCGATAATATTTTATATTTTGTGTGTTTGTATGAATTAATCTGTTATAATAATTGTATAATTTTAAAATCGATAAAACAATAGAGTTTGAGGCAAGTTTGAAAATTTTCTATTAATTTATTTAATAGGTTGACATAAATAAAGAGACTCCCGTCAAAAGGAGTCTCTTCGTGTTTTAGACAAACATGTAATCTATTATTTCAACCATCGGATTGTTGTTCAATTTCAAATCATCATTGTAAGCACTCAGATAATAATTGAACTTACCTTGAATGTCTTCCGTATTGACGATGATTTCAGTTGCTCCGGTCGGCAGCTTTACCGCTACAACGATTTTACTTATCGGATGACTTGTGTAGTATTTACTTTCAAAAAGTTCTTTTCTCGTCATCATTTTTTCTTCTTGGGAAACGGCTTGATCTCAGTGTAAACGTACTTACCCATTGCCTTCTTAACCTCAACCATGACACTCTTACCGATAAGCTCTTCTTTATCCGCGATATCAATATGAAACTTTTCTTTAAACTTATCATATTGCTTTTGCTGCTTTTGCGGATTGACAAACCATTCATTTCGCACTTCAACAAATGTACTGTAATTCATTTTTGACTCGTAAACATCACCATCGTAATCAAAACGAATCTTGATCGCTTTACCGTCATCAATGACATCAGTCACGTCAACATTTAAAATTTGACCCAACATGTCATCACTGAACTTTTGAATTTGAGCAATTTCAAACATACTATTAAATTTATCATAGCAGTAGATGTCTTTCCGGTCACCGATTGCAGAGGCAAGATCATCGAATGTCACACCAAAAAATTGTTGACACCATTCTTCAACCTTTTCTGCTTTTTCATCATTCGGTACAAATTTGTCATTCTCATACACATGCTTGTTGAAATTAACTTCACGGATTTCACCATTATCAGCGTCAAGGAAAGTGAGTGTGACCTTTGGCATTTTATCAGAATATTCAACAGCTACTAGTTCAAGATTTTCAAGTTTTTTCATTATAATTATCCCCTTATTTTATAATATAATTGATTTTTAATGATTTCATAAACGCCTCGACAGGTCCGAGATCGTCTCCATCAATGGTAATGGTAACAGAGCGTTTGATTTCTTTCTTACCTGTAAGCTCTTCTTTTTTCATATTACGTTCACGAATTGTTTGAATCGCAGTCGATACATTTTGTGTTCTTACGTATTCAACCATAATGTCATCAGAATGTTCAAGACCTTTAATCATTTCAACATCGTTCTTTCTACCTTCCAACCAGTCGACCATATCGTTCTCAACTTTAGTCATTGATGTTGTTTTATTGCTATGTTGTGGCTTAATAAAATCAAGGTAAGTGAACATGTCCACAAGTTCAGGATACCGGTTGATCCGTCTTTTCCAAAGCGCGACAATTTCATCATACTTTGCTTGACGTTCGATTTCTTCAAGCTCTTTCACTTGATTACGAACAACCGCGTCCGCTTCTTTCACCACATTGACAATCGTTTTAACCTTCGCCTCAAATTCTTCATATGGTGCGAGGACTTCTCTTTTAATTCCTTTTCTAGCGTCTTCCAATTCATTGACTTGTTTGTTGATTTCAGCTAACATCTTCTTTGACGTTTTAATATTCTCCTCATCCACAACGACACCTTTTACATGTTCTGCTAATTTTTCAGCAGAAGCGAGGATGTCATCATAATTGTGAAAGAGGACAACACCGCCTTTATAAACGACAACAGCGTTATCCACATTTTCACTCCTCATTTGTTTTATACTACTTTATCACTCTATCATTTCATATTGCACAAAATAATTTTAAAAATATTTCGAGTCGAGATATCGTCATTATAATCGAAATACTTCATGATATCAAATGTCTGAAAATTACTCATCTTCACAATTTAACCATCAATTGTATCAAGGATAAGATCACTATGTTGAGCAAAAGCACCGCGATACACTTTGTGAAGCGTGTGGAATGTGACCGGAAATCCTTCAAAATGTTGCGCATACCACTCGACCGGGAGCTTACCTTTAATGCGCTTATCTCGCCCGTCCACTTGTTTTACAGAGTACAGGATAACAACCTTTGTCGACTCATGAACCCTTGTGAGGATTGCCTGCAGCTCTTGTAATGACATGCTTTGAACTTCATCCAGAATCAAAAATGTGTTTTTGATATTCGTACCTCTGATAAAAGTTGGAGTTGTCGCTTCAAGACGTGGAAACTTTGACTCCTTGTCCTTTTCATAATATCCAGGTTGGACCATGTCACAAGCTTCAAGAAATGGGCGTTGATGAATTAACATCTTCTCTTCTCCACCCGGCATATATCCGAGCTCCTTACCGATGGTTTCCGCATTTTTGATATACATCACTTTTTCATAAAGACCTTTTTCCAGTTGGAATATCCCACTCAAAACGGATAAGGTAGATTTCCCGGTACCTGCTTGACCTTCCACGAAACAAGCTTGTACCATTCCAACGTCTTGAAATAACGCTTGAGCAAGTGCGTAAGTATGTCTATCATTCAGCGGGTTGACCCCTTTATCTGCTAACCATTTGAACTCCAACGACCCGTATTTATTCCCCATTTTGTTTATTCCTCTCCATTGATTAGTTTGATTATCTGTTCAAATGCTTCTACTTTTCCACGACAATATTTATTTTCCGTTCTGAACCGGAACTCATCATGTTCAATGTGTGACCATTCGATTTCAATTTGTTCATATAGATAATGTAATAGTTGATTTTTGTTTATACAGTCTCTCATATTAGTAGAACCTCGCAGACTGATGTAACTCTATCAATTTCGAGTCCTTGTCCTTCCGGTGCATATAATAGAAGGCTTTCGCTCTTTGAGTGGACATATGACGTTTCGCACTAGCAAAAACATTGTATCCGAAATTACGTTGACTCGTTAATGAGCTAAGTTTCACCTCATCATGGTTCGACTCGATAAAGAAGTAATCATAATTCTTTTTCGGCGCGTGTCTCAGGTCAGACGTGTCCGTCGCATAAATGACCTCAAGACCGTTTACTTCCCAAACATATCCATAACATACCACGTCATGAAGACATTCAAATGGAGTGACAGTTTGACCAGCTTTCGTAACAAAAGGGACGCCGGCGTTGACCACTTGAATCGGAAACTCAGCAAAGACTTGAGCGACTTCATAATTACCATAAATCGTAATATGAGGGAACAGGGTGACGACGTTTTTGAGCGTTGTCTCTTTAATGTGATCAGAGTGGATATGGGTAAGTAATAATGTATCGACCTCATAACACGCCTCTTTCATTTTCTTGAACGGAATTCCGCAATCGATCATGACATTCTCGATCACGACACAATTACCTTTTGAACCCGTTGAAATGACTTCGTAGTTCATATCAGACCTCCTATTTTATTTCCTACATCTATATCAAAGAATAGTCGCAATATTGCACAAAAGAAGTCAAAAATAGAGTGCTACCGTTTTTCGCTACCGAAACGCTACCTATCGAAAGTGGCTTCAACCGTTGATATGACTACGTTTTTCGGGGTGCTACCGGCGCTACCACTTTTTTTTATTTTTATAAATTTTGTTTTGTTTGTTTTTATTTTGTTAAACATAAACAACATTTTCTGAGCGTAATAAATATTAGGTAGCAGTGGTAACAAGGTAACATTATATACTTATTTATTTTTAAAATTTATAAAAAATATAGATATATCAATACTTACAGCACTTATCACCCTTGTACTTCCCTGCTACCTACCGCTACCGAATCGGGTCAAAATGCTACCTTTTAGTTAGTTGATAATAGATAAAAAATTATTAATAATTATATAAAATCAATTCATATCCCTTGTGCAATACGGACACTCGCCTTGATAAAGATATATAAACAAAATAAGGAGATCACATTCATGACAAGGGAGCAAATATTAATGTCGATTGAAAATGTCCAAAACGAAATTGAAGATCTTGACAATTACCTTGAAGAGCTTGACCTTCAACTCGCGATAAAGAAAAAGAAAGAAGAAATCGACTTCATTGAAAAAGAAATAAAACATATTCACAAGGAAATCGAAAACTTGCAAGACGAAATCGGTGACCTATACCGTCAAATGGATGAACTTGAAGAGTATGGTGATTACGGGTATCACGTGGTGTTTATTGAAGAGGAAGAATAGAAAACGGAGGAAAGAAAGAAATGTCAGTTAAATTAAAAGGTTTTCATAGAAAGTTAGCTCAAACTCGTTACTCAAGGAAAGCAAAGGATAAGTCGCAGCACCTCACTAAAGGAACATCCGTCATCGTTTTGACCAAAGACGGTAAGTATCCGGTCCGTGAAACGGGAGTCATTGAATCTGTTCACGGTAAAAACATTCAAGTCCTTTTGACAAGTGGTGAAAACACCGGGCAATTATTCACACAAAGAATCGAACTCGTGGACATCCTTCTTGAAAACGAATATGAAGAAATCGCGGATCGTGTATCAACAGCAATCGCAAGCGTGGAAAAAGAAGATGTTCGACCGAAAGTTCAAAAAGAATTCAAGGAAATGATGTCAAACTTTGATTTCATCCCATCAGGACGGATACTAGCAGGAGCAGGAGATGACGCAGAAGTGACACTTTTCAATTGTTACGTATCTGATATTTTACCAGCTCCATATAAGACTCAAGCGGGTGCGGATAGTCGTCAAGCTATTTTCTACCACGAACAGCGTATCGCGGAGATCATGGCACACGGAGGAGGAAACGGATCTTGTCTTTCTGTTTTACGTCCAAGATACACAAGACTCTCCACAACAAAAGGTGAATCAGCAGGAGCAGTATTTACCGGAAATCGTTTCTCATCACTTACAAGTTGGGTCAATCAAGGGAATAGACGCGGCGCTCAAATGTTAACAATTCATGATTGGCACCCGGACGTTTACTATACAAGTGATGAAAATCATTCGGATTATAGTGAAGATTTTATCGGAGCAAAGACAAAACCAGGATTCATGGAAGGAAATAACTCATCTGTCTTAATCACCGATCAATTCATGAACGCGGTCGAAAATGATGAAATGTGGGACCTTGTTTTTCCTGATACAACTCATGAAAAATATAATGAAGAATGGAACGGATCAATCAACGAATGGAAACAAAAAGGGTATCCGGTCATCGTTCATTCAACTGTAAGAGCAAGGGACATGTGGGACAAGCTTGTAAAATGTAATTGGTTATCAGCTGAACCGGGTATTATCTTCATTGATGAAGTAAACCGGAAACATAATCTCTACTACCTCGGTGAAGTAAAGGCAACAAATCCTTGCGGTGAGCAACCACTTCTTGATAAATCAACTTGTAACTTAGGGGCGATCAATTGGGGTCGGATGATCAAAAAAGTAGGACAAGATCATTACGGTACAGTTTATAAGATTGACTTTAAGAAATTCAAAAAGACCATCCATAACGCAACCCGATTTTTAGATAACGTCATTGACGTGACTCACTACTTTGACCCAGAAATGAAAGAGTGGCAACAAGGAGAGCGTCGTGTTGGACTAGGGCTGTTAGGACTAGCGGACTTACTGATTGCCTTACGTATCCCATACGGAACAGACGAATCCATCAAAATCGTTGAAGAAATGATCAAATTCCAACGTGATGAAACCTATCAAGCTAGTATTGACCTCGCTATTGAAAAAGGTAGTTTCCCATTCTTTGACAAAGAGAAGTTTCTACAATCAGGTTTCGTGAAGACATTGCCTCAAAATCTACAATCATTGATTGAGAAGTTTGGAATCAGAAACGGAACATGTATGACAATCGCTCCAACGGGAACAACCGGGTCAATGACTCCTTCAATGTTAGATGAAGAGGGATCCGTATCAACCGGATGTGAACCGCATTTTGCAATGAAATACAATCGTCTATCCCGTATCGGTACCACTGTTCAGTACGCAGGAGTTGCACAAGCTTACATGAATGAACATCCAGGTGAAGACCTTCCTAATTGGTTCGTCGGTGCAATGGACCTAAAACCAGAGGATCACGTGAAAATGCAAGCGGTACTCCAAAAGTATGTTGACACTTCTATTTCAAAAACAGTAAATTGCCCGTCATCTTATACCGTTGAAGATGTTGCGGAAGTGTATAATCTTGCTCATCGTTTAGGTCTGAAAGGATGTACAATCTATCGTGACGGAAGTCGGGACGAACAGATTTTAAGTCTTGAAAACAATGAAGAAGTCGAAAACGAAGTTCCTGAAATCATCGAACCAAAAGTCAAAGGAAAGTATGA